ACTACGCAACAGCAGCGCCATCGCGGTCCGCGTATCTGAAGGAGTGCCCGGTAAGTTTACCCCTAGAAATGGGCTTACCAGACATGATTGACCTGCGAATCGTGGGCATTTTTACGCCGTAGTGCTGCGCTGTAGCGGTGAGACTGGAGAACAAAACACCATCTGGCAAAGCAAACACAGGCTTGGACATCTTCAGCTTAGACTCTTCGGTGTGCTTTCTGCCCAGCCAGTGCATGTGGCTCAAGCCTAGGTCGATGTTCGCTTGAATTTTGGCCAGCCCCTCGGGCGACACTTTGCGCCCTACTGGCTTTGCTACGCCTCGCTGCGTATCTCCGATCTTGTCGCGCGTCTCTTGGCTGCGCTGTTTGCCTTCCCAATACCTTGTCGGATTGGCCTTCTTGCTGGCGCTTATCTTTGCCTTTGTCTCTTCAGTATGTAGCTTGCCCACGCGAGGATGGTTGTTGTAGTCGGCCGCGTAGAACTCCTTCAGCGTCTCGGAAATCTGGGCGCGCTGCTCCTCAGTTACGGGCTTGCCGAAGTTTGGGTGCTTTTCTTGTGTACGCCCCAGCATTGGAGACTTAACCGCAGTTCCGGAGTTATAGCAATGTTCTTTTCCTACGTGTTCAACAAGCCAAGAATTTTCGGTTGCGTGCATCGCGTCAATATCTTCAAAAGTACGCAAAGCAACAAACGCAAATTTTTCTTCACTATACTTGTTCCACGCTGCTTGTAGGTGCCGACAGTGATGCACCCCGCGCCGCAGCTTATTCCGGTGTGCCCTAAAACGCTCTCTTTGGTTGGTCGTACTACCAACGTAGAACTTGTCGTTTACCAAGTTAACAATTTTATACAGCACATTCGCCACGGGCGGCTCCATATGTTCAAAGGCCAAACCGTAATGTACACGCCGTGTGGTCCCATGTCAACCCACAAAAAGAAAAAGCCCGCCGAAGCGGGCTTCCAAGAACGTAAGTCCTTGATTTTACTGCATTTTGCTTAGGACGAGCCTGGCGAACCCCAGATACCGAGGGGATCGCTGACTCCGAACGAATACCGCTCGCGGGCCTTGAACCTCATGTTGCCGGTGTCGAAATCCCCGTCATTGCCAGTGGTCAGCGGCGTCCGAACAAAGTGCTTCAGACCGTTGGGCACGTCAGTCAGCAGGTAGAAGCCGTTGACGTCCGTCAAGAAGTGATTGACGGTGTAGCCTTCCGGAATCGAACCCATCGACTTCAGCGCGTTGATGTCGTTGTCGGTCGTCCCAACACGAAGCTCAGTCTCAAGCAGACGCTTGGCGACGAACATCAGCGCCGGCGGAATCACCAGCTTGCGGGGTTTGGCCGCAATCAGGAGGCCGCGCTCATCCGTCCATGCCGCGATCTGGATAACAGCCGCCTCAAGCGAGGTTTCGTTAAGATCGACAGCAGTAAACGGACGGTTCTGGTTGAACGCACCGTTGACGAGCGGGTGGCCGGTAGAGGTCGAGGTGCCCGAAAACAGCGGCTGACCGTCACCGTAGGTAACCGCCGAGTTGAAGCCGTTGTTGATGATGGCCGCACCTTTGACCTGCTTGGTGTAGGCCATACCACGAGCAAGCGATTTGGTGTAACGCGACGACAGCGAGTCGTACAGGTTGTCCTCAAACGCTTCCTCAGTGATCGAGAAGCCCAGCGCAATCGTCTCGTGGGTGTAACGGGAAACAAACGCTTCCTGCGCCACGTCGTATTGGATCGCCGAACCCTCGGTCTTCACCGGAGCCTGACCGAAGCCAGCAAGCTTCACTTCTTCTTCAAACGAGCGCTCGGACGATTCGACTTCATAAATTTCTTTATGCTCTTCGCCATAGCGCTTGTACTCCAGACCGAACAGGGCGTTCAGGCCGGGGAGAAGTTCCTTAAGTAGTTGACTGCGAGAAATAGCCATTTTTTATTCCCCTTACACGCCGAGCGGGTTGTAGTAGGAATGCACGCCAAGGTTGAACTTGACAATGAATTCCGGGAACGGATCGAACTGCGTGCCTTGAACGACATCGACAATACGCATTGCCAGAGTGGTCGTGTTCGCAAGCGATCCACCGTTGGAGCCGACGACCAGCGCCACACCTGAGTTACCCGTTGCGGTCGAACCGGCAGTACCGAAGCTGAGCTGCGCGTTCTTGCCGATAGCGCCGCGCCAGCCCGAGCCGTTGGAGCCCGTGTTGAAAGAGCCGAGAGCCGCAGTGCCTTGGATCTGGAACAGCGCATCCGGGTCGTCCATCACGCGGATCCAAACGTCCGAGTAGCCGCCGGTAATCGCATTGGCCGGGAGGAACTGGCCAAACGTCTGCTGCTGAATCGGGGTGGGCAGCACATAACGAACACCCACGCACACACCCACGATACCTGCGGTGGCGTTAGCCGAAGTCGCGGGAATCTGAATGGCCGTGGGGGTGGACGAAATGACGCCCGGCTGACCCGTCGAACCAATCGAAATCAAGTCGCCGTTGAAAAAAGCCGACGAGCTGTTAGCCGAGAGACTGTACTCCCGAATAACGCCGCCGTTGAAGGATTGGCCGCCAATAAGCTGTAGCGGGCGCAGTCCGTACGGAGAAGCGATAAGAGCCATTTAGGCCTCCAAAATTAAGTGTTCGAGTTTCCGGTGCCAAACCGACTACGGCTGACCTCGGTTTTGTGATCTTTGAAAATCGGCATGCGCGGGTCATTTTCACGCATCATCGTGTTATTGACCGAATCCATTTGCGCCTGAGTTTGCCTAGCGTAATACGCCGTGCGCTGGGCCATGAGTTCTTTCGGCGCCTTGCACAGAATAAGCCCGCCAATCTCGACGTTGCCCGCCTTGTTGGCTTCCAGCATAAGCTCCGGGTGATCCGCAGCCCTGACAGGTTCCCAGCCTTCACGCGATTTACCAGAAAAGTTGGTCGGATCGCTTTGGCCGAGAAGGCTTGTACGCACCCAGCGGAAGTCCCAGCCCGCTTGCGGTTTAGGGTCAGGAAGGATTGAAGCCGGCGCCCACTGGCGAACGCTTTTCTCCCGCGAAATTGCTTCCCGGGCGGTGTTTTCACGTTCAGTGCGAGTATCAGCCATTATCTTTTCCCATTTGTTTGATTACTTCCCTTGCGTACATTTCCAGCGGGACTCCAAGACGTTTGGCGAAAGCTACTTGGGTTTGCGTCAAACGAACTTTTTTTGCTCCCGAGCTACGGGTAGCTGGCGCGACGACATTTGCTGGCTTTTTGTCGCTGCGTGGTTCCCCGAACTTCTCCGGGAAAACTTCCTTGATGCGAGCATTCAGGCGCTCGTAGTAGGTGTCCGTGCGGGGGTCGATCCCCGAGCCGACCAGCTTTCGATGCACCCCGAGTGCGAAGCTAGTCATTTCATCGTCCTCCCCGAACCAAGCGTTTTGCGATTGCCACCGCGTAGCTTTTTCGTCGGGCGCCGGAACGCTTTGGGGCGCTGGAGCAGTATATACCTTATCTTCTTTTTCTTGTAAAGGGGGTGCGCGATAAGACTCGACCTGGTTAACCAGAATCTTTGCTTCCGTAAGCGCTTCCTGCGCCGCCAGAATAGTATCCGGGTCCATCGTTTCCTGCGCTTCGCGGTACTTCTTGCGCGCAAGATCAAGATCTGCCTGCGCCTTTGACTTGATAAGCTCGGCGTTCTTGTTCTGGTTATCCACCAGACCCGCACGAAGCTTCTTGTTTTCTTCGTAGACCTGCTGCGCGAACGCAACGGCTTCTTCTTTCTCGCGCAGCGCCGCCTCTTTCGCACGACGCTCATCGTGCTTCGAGTGAGCAAGCTCCTTGATCCGTTTCTGGACCTTGTCGCTGTACGTAGCTACTTCGTCGTCCGTAACTTCGTCTGGCTCTTTATCGAGCGGCTTGCGCCCTTTGTCGGCCGCAGGGGTGTCGTCGACTACTTCAAGGTCAATCTCACCCTCCGTCTCGATCTCGACGGCAATTTTTTCTTCGTTTTCGGGAGTTTCGTCGGGGAAGCGGTACTGTTCATTGGACATGGTATTTCCCCTTAGATGCGGCTGTAGCCGCGCGGATCATCGACGACTGCTTCGACCTGATCATCATTAATCAGGCGGAACTCTTTTCCGTGCAGCTTGAACCGCGTGCCGGCATAGGCGCGAACAAGCACGAAGTCGCCCTCCTTGCACCACGGCCCATTCGGAAATTTAGCCTTATCCCCATACGCTTCCGGGCCAACAGCCATCACGAACAGAACGGTTGTGGTGATCTCGTCGGTCTTGGCGACCATATCCGGCTTGATAAGCGCTGAGTTTTCAAACTTAGCGTCAAGTTGCGGTACGGCGCAAAGCAGTTTCCACCCGGACGGATGCGGCAGTTGGGTGGGCGTGGTTTTGGCTTCTTCAGTCATCAGATTCTTCCATGGTTCGAGCGAGGTCAAATATGTGTTGCTCGGCAAGGATCAGACCCCGAATAATCCCTGTGAGTTCTTTGTACTGATCGAAGGTAGCGCATTGCCCCCCGGTCAGTGCATCTCGTCTGGCCGCGATGTCCTCGCGCACCTTCTTAATCAGAATATCAAGCGCCTTGTCCATCTGGGCCTCCCTTCTTGTTAGACCGCATGGTTTCGCGGAGGATCTCCAACTGCCCGCGCTTGGCGGACTCGCCAGACTGGTGCGCCAGCTTCATTGCGTCCGTGCGTTGCTTGCTTGCCAACTCGGCCTGTTTGAGCGCCAACTCCTGCTGCGCGATCTGGATGTCCGCCGCGTCCTTCTGCTGCTTGCGCTGCACGTCGGCCTGCTTGATCTGCAACTCCTGCTGCTGCATCTGGACGATCGGATCTTGAGCCTGCTGCTGAGCCTGCTGCTGAGCCTGCTGAGCCTGACTCTCTGCAACGAGCCGGGGAGCAACCTCGGCCACCATGCGGCTCATCTCAAGCTCAAGCTCTTCCGGCAGGTCAGCATCCGGAGCGGGCAGGGCCACCCCTAGCGCTTTCTCAACTCGTTGGCGGTATGCGAACCCAACATGCTCTGCGACGTGCGCCATGAGCGCCGCCTGAATAGTCTGCGCCTGCGGGTTCTGCCCGATGAGCGCCGCGACCGCCGGGTCCTGCAACAGCGCCATGTGCGCCGCGATGTGCGCTTGGTGGTCCTGGTACAAGAACGCCTTGACCGGCTTCATCCTGAGGATGTTGGAGTTCTCCGACACCGGATCGCGCGGCTTCTGGTCATCCTCGACAGGCACCAGCTTCTCGGCCTCCTTGATACCCAGCACGGCCAGCATCTGCCTGTGCAACTGCGGCAAGTCGTAGATCTGCGGCGCTTGCTGCGCCATCTGCATGACCGCTTGGTACTGCACGACCCGCTGGCTCATTGTGGCCGCGTTAGGGTCGCTCACCGGGATAATGTCAACGTGGCTGAAGTCGCTCTTGCGAGCGCGTTGCTGGTTATCCTCAACCTCGAAGTCATACGCCGCAGGTGCGTAGTCCCGAATTATCCCAGCGAGCAGGCGCAGTTCTTGCTTGAACGCATAGTGGACACGCGCCTGAACAGCGCTCATGACCTTGAGCATGCGCTCCAGAATCGCCAGCGTCGTCCCGACCGGGGTGTTAGCCGACATATCCGCAATTTTTAAGTCGGCCGTAGCCGCGAACCGCCGTCCTTCCTCGACGATTGTGTTCAGCAGGTTATACAGCGTCGCGCTGGGCTCTTTATACGGCAGCGGCATCAGGTTGTCTCGCAGGGTGCCGCTGGGCACGTCCGCGTCACGCCACTCACCCGGCCCGATGGGCGTATCGTCGCCTTTTACGCGCAGACCACGAGTTTTAAGCCCGCCCGGCAAGTTAGCCAGCGTCCCCGCGTCGACCAACTGGCGCATGATTGACGTGGCGCTCTTGGCGAAACCACCGACGAGGTGGAAGAGCCCGAACCCATACGCCCCGTAGCCCGGAATGTATTGGTAGTGTACGAAGTGGTCGCGTTTCGCGCGGGTTTTATCCTCTTCGCGCCAGTTACGGCGAATTGACAAGATCTTGTTGGTGTCTTTCAGGATGGTCACGACGTACGGACACGCCAGCCCATCGCCATCGTCCTCAAACCCAGGCAGTTCGAGCAGCGCGTGGACCTCGTACATCTCGTAGCGGTCGTCGTTGTTGGCGCTGAAGCCCGTTTCCTCGTCCTTGGCCTTCTGCAAATCGTTGACGGACCGGCTTGGCTCGCCCAAATCCTCGTCAATGTAGAACCCAGCGTGCATAAGACGCTTGATTTCGTTGTCGGTTTTGCGCATCCTATGGGTAAGCCGCTCAGCGGTGCTGGTGTCGGACACTCCGTAGGGCAGAATCACGTCCTCTGCGGGCACAAAGCGGCTCGTTTGCCGCTCCGCGCCGGTGTCGTAGTACACTTTTTTGAACGCGCTGCCCGCACTGGGCAAATTCCACAGCATCCGCTCGTGCTCGGGGCGAAACTCGACCATCACGTCCATCAACTGATAGTTCAGATCAGTAATCACGCGCTTGGAGGCTTCTTCCTTCTCCTTGGTAGCCGCGCCGATGATGTTCGTCTTGACCGGCCCGGCCGCCGGGAACGTCTCCATGATTGTCTCAGACTGAAACCGCACAACGGCCTCAGTAATCATGGGGTGAAACACCCCGCACGCCCCCTCCCACGGCTCGGAGCGCTCCTCGTACTGCAAGCCCAGCAGCTTGATGCCTTCCTTGTACGTGTTTTCCCAATCCTTGCGTGAGTTCAGGTCGTTATCGACGGCGGTCAGCAAGTCCGAACTTAGCGTCGACAGCTCCCCGTCCTCCATAAACTCGGCGAGGTTGGCGTCAAACTCAACCGCACCATTGTCAGCGCCCGGCTCAATGTCGATCTCAACCCCGTCAATGCCAATCTTTACTTCCTCGGGGTCGACAATCTCGATCTCGATGGGGGCTTCACCTTGCGCCAGTGCAGGGATGCCGGCAGGGGCTTCGTAGTCGCTTTTGTCAATCATTATCCGGTCCTTTAGTAGTAAGCCGCGCGACGTGCGCGCCACTGTGGCATCTCGTCTTTCTCATCCGTATCCAGCCTGATAAGGCCGCCTTGCCTGAATCTGAGCAGCGCCATACTGGTGCAGTCGACGTAGTCGTCATGCTCACCGGCCGGAAACGATGCAACTTCCTCAATTACCTCGCGCGCCCACCTAGTATCCGGCGCCCATACCCGTCCGGAGAAGAACATATCCGACACGGCGTTGATCCGGCTTATCTTGTCGTTCCCGCGCGACGGCGTATATTCTGCCACCGAAACGCCCATGGAGCGCAACTCCTGAATGAGCGGCGCTCCGGCAGCCTTCTTCTCGACCAACAGCGCGTCAGGCTCCCACTCTTTCCAGTGCTTGAATACGACGCGCTTTAGCTCCGGAAACTCCAGCCTGTCCTTGAACGCATCCAGCAGGATAATGTGCATGTTGCCGTTATCTTCTTCGTTACTCCATATTCCCCACGTAGTACACGCCGAATAGTCGGCGGTGGTCTTGGCTTCATGCGCCGTGTCCCACGTCTGAATAACCCACTCGCACTTGGGCGGCTTATCCGCTTCCCAGATATTCCAATACTCGCGCTTGATAACGGCCGCCGCATCGGCGGTCGGCTGCTGCATATACTGCGCGTTCCAATAGCGCGGGTCCATGCCCGCCTTCTTCTGCAACAGCGACTCAAGCGGCCACTGCTCAGGCCAGAGCGACTTCTCGTTCAGGATCGCCGGAAGCTCGATTACCTCCCACGGCTCGGACTCCGGATTCTTGGCAGCGAAATTAATCAGCTTGCCTGTTAAATCTTGGAGCGACCAGCGGGTGTTGTGGCTGACTACGCCGTTGGCGATGAAGTTCTCTGTCCGCGCTATCTCAACGTCAAAAACTTCCTCCTGCCCGGCCGGCTCAATCGCCGTTATCCGGTCCAAGAAAACGCTGTAGGTACTCAGCGGCGCGGCGCAGCGTGTGCGGGGTCTTTCCGTACCCGAGGGTAAGGTTGCAGTCATTGCAGAGTAGTCCGCGCACGACCCCGGTGTCGTGGCAATGGTCGATGCACAGCTTTCCGTTCCAGTGCGCTCGGGTGTTTGCTTCCGAAGGTGGCTCGCCGCAGATGTCGCAGCGGTTATTCCGATCAGCCACCATCTGCGCATACTGCTCAATAGTGATGCCGTAGCGATACTTGATCCTGCGAGCGCGCCGCGCCTCTGTGTTGTACTTGTCCCCTCTGTAGCCTTCGGCCCAGCGAGACTTGCCATAGTGCGCAGTGCAAAATCCTTTACTTGCAGCAGCCTCGGTGCAACCTTCTTGAGCGCAAACCTTTCCTTTCCATTTGCCATGAAAGCCCAACGGCTTGCGCGAAGCGCCGGGGTTCCTTCGGTGGTATGCATCTCGCGCTTGGCATGGGCGGCACAGGCCGGGTCTTGACTGCGATCGCGCGGGTCTTGCACACCCATCGCTGCTACAAGGGACATACCCGGTTGTAGATCCTTCAGCTTTACCCACCGACGGTCTCCATCGAAGTCCACGAGAAACGGATGCCTCTCATTTGCACGAAGGCTTTTGCCAGATTGTGTTCGTATAGTAAATACAGAATCAAAACCATTTGACCGCATGTTGTTGACATGCGACGTAGCGATCCCACCGTTCTCATAGGTCGCCACCGCATCCCCGGGGCGGATGTCTTTTAGCTTTACTGTGGACCCGTCAGCCATCAGGACATCTGTGTCCCCGACCATACACATAATCACAATGATGGCGCCGCCCGGCATCAGGCGCTGCAATGGGCCAGTTTGAAACCACGTCCACGCTTGGTCGAAAGTAAGATTACTATTTGTTTTTATGTCCTGCTCGCTATTATGCGTCACGACATACCCGCGCCCCGCGAGGAACAGCCCGTCAGCGCGATCAACGGTTATGCACTGCACCGAGCCTGTTTTGTCCGTCGGGGTAACTGTAAATGATCGTTCGCCCGACTTAAACCCCGCGTGTTCAGGTAGTGATAGGCGCGTGGTTTTGCTCCACTGCGCAATCTCTCTTGTAGTCGCCGTTTTTGTCAGGCGCGCGTTAGAGAGCGCCGTCTCGGTGTGGAACGTCCACAGGTGCCCACCGTCGCAGTGGATTACTTCCCCATCATCGGTAGTAACGGCGTAAATGGGTCGCTCGTGCTGCACCTCGGACTTAGCCAGCACCCGCACCGGCAGACCATCTGGCCCGAAAACCTCATCGCCGACGGCAATCTCTTGCACCGTCTTGAACCCATTGGGCGTGGGGATCAGCGTGTCCAGCGTTAGTGCATGGGGGTCGTCCACCACGAACAAATCAGCGCCTCGACCGGCCAGCGCGCCCCCAACGCCAGCGGCATAGAACTGACCCCCGGCACTTGTCGACCATTTACCCGCGCT